TCACGATTTTAAGATCCTTCGTAATCAAAAAAAAGCAAGATACCAGTAAGGAATAACAGATGGCGACTAAAGCGGTTCTAAAACTAACACAGGTTCATGGTGTAGTGAAAGTGCGTGGCACGGGATCCGCTACCATTGCACTTGCAACAGACCTTAAGAAGACTAGTGAAACACAAGCAACCCCTCTAGTAAACATTCGTACTTTGCATTGGGCACTGGCAGTAGACACTACAGCAACAATTACTCGTAATAGCACAGTTCTATATTATTTGTCGGGTAGTGGTAAGATGGAATTTATGGGTTGGTCTGACAACGAACACAGCGGATCTGATATTGTTGTTGACTTCTCATCTGGAACTGGCGCTGTAATTTTAGAACTTGCTAAGGTTTCTGGATATGGTTCGCAACAACATCAGAACCAAGGAGATCTAGGATAATGAAATTAATTACTGAAGTAAACGACAACGTTCGTTATATCACTGAAGAAAAAGACGGTAAGAAATCCCTCTTCATTGAAGGTGTTTTCCTACAGTCAAATCTTAAGAATCGTAATGGACGCATGTATCCTGCTGATATTATGGAAAAAGAAGTCGAGCGTTATATGAAGGAAGCAGTGGAGAACAAGAGAGCATTTGGCGAACTTGGTCACCCAGATGGTCCTTCGATCAACCTCGATCGTGTTTCGCACATCGTTACAGAACTTCGCCGAGATGGTGATAACTGGATTGGTAAGGCGAAGATCACTGATACTCCCATGGGAAATATTGCTCGTGGTCTGATTGAATCAGGTGGTCAACTTGGTGTTTCTTCAAGAGGACTTGGTACTCTGAAAGAGAATAGAGATGGAATTCAAATCGTTCAAGACGATTTCCATCTTGCAACCGCAGCAGATATTGTTGCCGATCCTTCTGCTCCTGATGCATTCGTAAGAGGCATTATGGAAAATAAAGAATGGGTAATTGTTGATGGTCTTTGGACTGAACAAGCATCTGATATGGCAAAGAAAGTCATTAATAAGGCAAGCAAAAAGCAACTCGAAGAAGCAAAAATGGTAGTATTTGAGAATTTCCTCAATAGACTTGCTAAGATTTAAAGTTTCTTTATTATAAATAAAAGACTAAGTTCCGAAAATTAGGAGAAAACAATGACTGTAGAAAGAAAAATCAGAGAGTTGCTTGCGGGAAAGCAAGCGATTACTGAAGCTTCTGACGGTGATATGACCGCACCAAAGCAAGGTAATTCGGTCACATCTTCCTCAGAAAAGATGGGTGCCTCGAACGGTAAAGATACCTCAAAGGCATCTAAGTCAAATACATCGGGCGACCAAACTCAACCACGCCAAGGTTCTTCGGCAGACGCACCACACCAAGACCGTGATGGTGATGCTGACGAAAATCAGGGTGCAAAGGTTGCCGTAAACGCCAAGGATACTTCTGACTCGTCAGGATCTGCATCTGGTCCAGGTGATGCACCAAACTTCAAAACTGTTGCTGATCCAACTTCGGTTGTGAATCAAGCATCTTCTAAGGGCAACGTTCATCAAGAAGAGTTTGAACCAGAAGATGATGATCTAATCGAAGACGATGATGATCAAGAAGACGAAGGCGAAGATGATCTTGAAGAAGATTTCTCAGCAGAACTCGCAACTCTATTTGATGGTAACGAAAATCTGTCAGAAGAATTCCGTGGTAAAGCAGCATCGCTGTTTGAAGCAATGGTTTCTGCGTCTGTCAACGTTAAGGTAGCGGCACTTGAAGAAGCACTCATCGAAGAAGCTTCTGACCTTATGGAAGAATTCAAGACCGAACTTGTTGAAAAGGTTGATTCTTACCTAACTTATGTCGCTGAACAGTATATTGCTGAAAACGAACTCGCTGTTGAGAACGGTCTTCGTTCTGACATCACTGAATCGTTTATCGCAGGACTTAAGAATCTGTTTTCGGAACACTATATTGAGGTTCCTGAAGAGAAATATGATGTGCTTGGTGAAATGCAAGTCGAGATTGAAGATCTTCAATCCCGTGTGGACCAAACTATGACTGCAAATGTAGAACTGCATGCTGAGAATACAAGACTTCAAAGAGAAAGCGTCTTAATCGCGGTTACCGAAAACCTCGCCAAGACCGATGCTGAGAAGTTTGTAAGTATTGTTGCTGATGTAGAATTCGAGAACGCAGAAATTTTCGAAGAAAAGTTGAATGTCATTAGAGAAAATTATTTCCCTAAAGCACAACCTAATACAGAAGAAAAGATGACTGACGGTATGGATGAGTCGACTGAGTATACATCTCCACTTATGGAGAAGTACTCGAAGGCACTAGACAGAATGGCATCTCAAATCTAAATTAATATAAATAATAAGTTGAAATAAGAAAACCCTACAAGGAGAAAAAAATGTTTCTTTCAGAATCTCTACAAAAGAAGTGGGAGCCTGTCCTAAACCATGAAGGCATGGGACAAATTAAGGATTCCTACAAGCGTGCAGTTACTGCTGTCGTTCTCGAAAACCAACAAAAGGCTCTTCAAGAAGAAAAGACTGCGTTGTTCGAAACTCCTGCAAACGCAACTGGTGCCTCGATCGATAACTACGATCCTATCCTCATCTCGCTCGTTCGTCGTGCGCTGCCAAACTTGATGGCATATGACGTTGCTGGCGTTCAACCAATGACTGGACCAGTTGGTCTTATCTTCGCAATGAAGTCAGCTTACACCACCCAGTCGGGTACAGAAGCACTCTTCAACGAAGCAGATACAGACTTCTCGGGTACAGGAACTCATGCTGGTTCAAACCCAGTTGACGGTTCTTATACCACAGGTACTGGTGTTACTACTGCTGCTGCTGAAGCACTTGGCGAATCGGGTGGAACTGACTTTAACGAAATGGCATTCTCAATCGAGAAGACAACCGTTACTGCTAAGACTCGTGCACTGAAGGCAGAATATACTGTTGAATTGGCACAAGATCTCAAGGCAATTCACGGTCTTGACGCTGAGTCGGAACTTTCGAATATCCTTTCACAAGAAATTCTTGCTGAAATCAACCGCGAAGTTATCCGTACGATCTACAAGGTTGCCAAACCTGGTGCTGCTTCGACAGCAACTTCTGGAACTTTCGATCTTGACGTTGACTCAAACGGTCGTTGGTCAGTTGAGCGTTTCAAGGGTCTTCTGTTCAATATCGAACGCGATGCGAACGTAATTGCTCAAGACACTCGTCGTGGTAAAGGTAACTTCATCATCTGTTCGTCAGACGTTGCTGCTGCTCTTGCAATGGCAGGTATGCTTGATACTGGTGCTGCACTTTCTGGTTCACCAACTCTGAATGTTGACGATACAGGCAATACTTTTGCTGGTATTCTTAACGGTCGTTACAAGGTATACGTTGATCCTTACTCAGCAAATGCTGGCGCTGCATCGCAGTTCTACGTTGTTGGTTATAAGGGTGCGAATGCTTATGACGCAGGTATCTTCTATTGCCCATACGTTCCACTACAAATGGTTCGTGCTATCGACCCTAACACCTTCCAACCTAAGATTGGTTTCAAGACTCGTTACGGTATGATTGCTAACCCATTCGTTCTACAGTCGAACGGTACAACTGACGCTGATACATTCACCGCCAACCGTAACCACTACTATCGTCGTGTTAAGGTTACTAACCTTATGTAATCAATACCTCTTCTCAGAAGAGAGGGTTGCAGAAACTGGGGGGAGCAGAAATGCTCTCCCCTTTTTTCATTATAAATATACAGCAATGGAGGAATTCAATGGTAGTATCTACAACAACAAACATCACTGAAGGATCTTGGAGCAATACGCAACCAAGTGATCTTGATTATCTGAAACCAAATGGGTTTAAGTTCCAGATTCACACGCTACCAAACGTATCATATTTCTGTCAAGCAGCAAATATTCCATCGTTTAGCATCGGATTTACCACAACCGAAACTCCCCTGTCTGCATTGTATAATCCAGGAGAGAAACCACAGTTCGGCGAACTTGTTATTCGGTTCCTCGTTCAAGAAAACATGGCAAATTACACAGAACTATATAATTGGTTGACTGGACTTTCGTTCCCAGAAAACCATCAGCAATATATCAACTGGAACAAGTCTCAGTCATATAGATTTCCTGCAGTTCCAGAGAAAAGACTGGGTGCAGTTGCTAACTTCTCAGACGCTGACTTCTTTATTCTAGATTCTGATAACAATCCAAACGTCAAGATTACATATTATGATCTATTTCCTATCAGTCTCGAGGCACTGGACTTTGATATTGCTGGCGGTTCTGTTGAGTATCTTGTAGGTGTTGCTGCATTTAAATATAGATATTATACAATCGAGACAGTATAAAATTATATTCTGATTAAATTATTCTTTGTGAGGTAATATGAAACTATCTGAAATTCAAGACTTGTGGACAAAAGATGCTAAGATCAACGAGTTGGATCTTGGTAAATCTTCGGTTCAAATCGCCGAACTACATGCAAAATATCTTAACATCCTGACCAATACTAAATTGCAACTTCGCAAATGCGAGGCAGACTACTTGCGCTTACGTCGCAGTAAGTTTAAATACTATCGTGGTGAGATGACACGCGAAGAACTTGAAGAACTTGGGTGGAATCAATTTCAAGGATTAAAACCTCTGAAGAATGAGGTAGAAGATATTGTTAACTGCGACGAAGATGTTATTCGTTGTATTGACAAAGTAGAATACATGAAAGCGATGCTCTACCAATTAGAGCAAATTATCCGTTCGCTAAATGGTCGTGGTTGGGAAATCAAGAATAGTATCGAGTGGCTTAAATTCACGCAGGGTATTGGATAAAAAACACAATAGACTTCTATAGAATTATAAATAAATGATATGGAGAAACAAATGTATCATATCATTTACAAAACAACAAACCTACTCAGCAGACATTTTTATTATGGTGTCCATTCTACTGAAAATTTAAATGATGATTATTTGGGATCTGGGAAAAGACTTTTGAATGCAATCAACAAATACGGGAAACAAAACTTCATGAGAGAGATTGTTTCGTTTCATGACACTCGTGAAGAAGCACTATACTTCGAAAAAAAATTAGTAACACCTGAATTGCTCAAAGAGCATAAGTGTTATAACATAGTCGAAGGAGGTGGTGCACCACCGAAGCATTTGGTTGTTGGTAAGGATTCCAGTTTGTTGTTGCGAGGTGACGATAGAACACCAAAGCAGAAACTGGCATCCAAACTTCATTCAGAAAGAATGTTAGATAGACCTGCTCCGAACAAACAAATAACAACATTGTGGGATAAAACCTTTCCATCGAGAAAAGAAGCGAAAGATTATTTCGGTATTACAGAAGCGCAGTATCAGTATATGATAAATTGCGATAAAAATTTTAATGATGCTCAAGAACTGAAGGCATATATTTGGGCAGAAAGAAACCGAAAAATTGGTGAGAGTAGATTATGCCAGACTTAACAGTTACCAAGAAAGATGAAGTCTACTTGAATATCGAAAGCGATCCGTCGATTGCTTCCGAGTTGAATGACTACTTCACTTTCGACGTTCCTGGCGCAAGATTTATGCCAACCTACAAGGCAAAAATGTGGGATGGTAAAGCACGAATGTTCAACATGTGGACCAAAGAACTTTACGTTGGTCTGCTTCCATACCTTAGAGAGTTTGCCGCAAGATCAGACTACGAGATGGATGTTAAAATGGAACCTATTGGTGATCCAGTTGACATTGAGTACCTAGAAGAATTCGCAGAGAGTCTGAACCTTACTTCACAAGGTAAACCGATTCAGGCGAGAGAATATCAAATCGACGCTGTCAAGTATGCGATTCGTATTGGTAGAACTCTGCTCCTCTCACCCACCGCATCTGGTAAATCTCTAATTATCTATCTACTGCTGCGTTACCACCAGAAGTTTAATCGCAAACAATTGGTCATAGTTCCTACAACATCACTAGTCGAACAGATGTATGGCGACTTCGCTGATTACTCGCACAATGATCCTACATGGCATGTTGCTAATAACTGCTCTAAAATTTACGCTGGGTTTGAAAAGTCAAACCAAGCAAACATCGTTATCTCGACATGGCAATCCATCTACAAGTTGCCGAAAAAGTTTTTTGATGAATTTGATGCTATCTACGGAGACGAAGCGCATCTTTTTAAGGCAAAGTCTCTTACCTCGATCTTTAATAAATGCACCAAGACTAAGTTTCGCATCGGAACTACTGGTACTCTCGACGGAACGAAGACTCACAAGTTAATTCTCGAGGGTCTTTTCGGCAAGGTTCATAGGGTAATTACTACCAAAGAACTGATGGACAATAAAGATCTTGCTGATTTGAAAATCACCTGTCTCCTTCTAGACTATACAGACGAAACTAAAAAAGCAGTTAAGAATAATACATACCAAGAAGAAATGGACTGGTTGGTTAAGAACCACAAACGAAATGTAGTTATTCGCAATCTCTCTGTGACACAAAAAGGTAACACGCTAGTTCTGTTTCAATTCGTAGAGAAACACGGCGATGTTCTATATAAAATGATCAAAGAAAAGGCAGGAACTTCTAGAAAAGTTTTCTTTGTTTATGGTGGAACAGATACAACACACCGAGAACAGATTCGTGCTATTACTGAGAACGAAACTGATGCAATTATTGTTGCCTCCTACGGTACCTTTTCTACGGGAATAAATATACGTAACCTCCATAACGTGGTGTTTGCTTCCCCATCTAAATCTCGCATTAGAAATCTTCAGTCTATTGGTCGCGGATTAAGAAAGGGAAATCAGAAAGAACGATGCAATCTTTTTGATATTGGTGATGATCTGTCGTGGAAGTCAAAGAAAAATTATACGCTGAATCATATGGTCGAGCGCATAAAAATTTATAATGAAGAAGGTTTCAACTACAAGATTGTAAGGTTGGCAATTGATGACTGAATATTATACTAGACTTCTAAAACTAAAAGATGGAGAGATGATAATGTGCTTCACCGATGCTGTTGGGACAACTGATCTAGAATCTAGAAAAACAATTAGTGTAAAGAATCCTGTTCAGATTCTTCCTTATCAAGTGTCAACACCGAATGGAACAGCAGAAGGATTTGCTTTCAAATCGTGGTTACCTATCTGTGAAGGAGCAGAATTTCAGATTGCTTCTGACAGCATTATGATTGTGGGAACATTAAAATCAGATGTTCAAACCCAGTATACATCATATCTTGAGATGAGGGATAATCCACCTGTCGATGAAGGTAATGACTTCGAAGATTGGCATA